GCAGACTACGCAAGCAGAGCAGAATCGGGCAGAGGCACAGAAGCTGGCAGTTGAAACCCAACTTATGCCGCAAGAAGTTCAGGCCAAGGTGCTTGCATCAGCGACTAAGAATCTCCCATCTGGCAACGAGAGCAATGAGTTTGATAAGCGGGTCAAGATTGCGGAGTTGATGCTCAAAGAAGCGGACATCAAGAACAAATCAAAGATTGTTGAGCTGCAGATGGCCGACAAGCAAAATAAAGTATCGGGGATGGAAGACGACTTCTTGGATCAATTGACTAAGGAGTTGAACAATGGACGTTGAAAGCCTAGCCAAGCAGCTAATCCTTAAGGGGATGACGGAGGAGCAGCAGAACGCTGTTCTTGAGTCCATCAAGACAACTATGGGCAACGCTCGCACGGTGCAAAAGCAACGCATTGGCGAGAATGTACAAGTCGTAGTTCAGGCGCTCAAGAAAATTGAGGCTGACATCAAGGCTAGGTACGATGAGACAGGCAAAGCCATTGAAAAGCGGGTCGCTAGCATCAAAGATGGTCGTGATGGGCGTGATGGTGTAGATGGCAGGGCGGGAAAAGACGGAAGGCCAGGTCGTGATGGCGCTGTTGGGCCTCGCGGGATTGATGGACTCAACGGCAGCAACGGCATTGATGGTCAAGACGGCATTTCTATCACGGATGCTCACATTGACTTTGACGGCAGTCTGATCATTACGCTATCTGACGGCAAGTTGTTAAATGTCGGTGAGGTTGTTTCGCAAGACATTGCCGAAAAGATCAAAGTCATTCAAACCATGTCCACCAATGGGGCGGTGGGCATCAGCGATGAGGGCAGCTCAATCTCCACGGGTGTGAAGAACATCAACTTTGTTGGTGCGACTGTTACCGCTACGAATTCTGGTGATGATGTCACCGTCAACGTAAGCGCTGGAACCGGCACAGTGACTAGTGTTGCTGTATCGGGTGGTTCTACTGGTCTGACTACAAGCGGTGGGCCAATTACCACAACTGGCACGATTACCTTGGGCGGCACTTTAGCGGTGGCTAGTGGTGGTACGGGCACAGCAACGCCTGGCTTGGTGGCCGGTACAAACATCACCTCAATTACAGGTTCATGGCCTAACCAAACAATCAATGCAAGTGGTGGTTCTGGAACGGTTACAAGTGTGGCAGCTACGGGCGGCACGGGCATCAGCGTTTCGGGTAGCCCGATCACAACTTCTGGCACGTTGACCATCACCAATACAGCGCCTGACCAGACGGTGGCTTTGACACAAGGCGGCACAACCACGATCACTGGTACTTACCCTAACTTTACAATTTCATCTGCTGACCAGTTTGTCGGCACTGTTACCTCGGTCACTGGAACATCTCCCGTTGTCTCTAGCGGCGGCACAACACCAGCAATTAGCTTGGCCTCTGGCTACGGCGACACGCTCAACCCTTACGCCAGCAAGACGGCTAACTTTGTTTTGGCTGCGCCTGATGGGACTGCTGGTGTACCAACATTCCGCGCTGTTGTTGCGGCTGACATTCCTACACTTAACCAAAACACTACAGGCACAGCCTCTAACGTAACTGGAACTGTAGCTATTATTAATGGTGGTACAGGTGAAATAACACGACAAGCCGCAATGGACGCACTGGCGGGTTCTACAACTAGCGGTCAATATTTGCGCGGTAACGGTGCGGATGTGGTCATGTCTGCTATTCAGGTTGCGGATGTTCCAACGCTTAATCAAAGCACTACAGGAAATGCTGCTACGGCAACATTAGCCACAAATGTTCTTAATTCTTCTGGTATAAAGAACCGCATCATCAACGGCGCAATGGTGATTGACCAGAGGAACGCTGGGGCGAGTGTTACTTTTGATGGGTCTGCCACAAAATTTCCCGTGGATCGTTTTGGGGGTTTTGAAGATACGGATGGCGAAATGACTGGGCAACAAGATTCGTCAGCACCATCTGGTTTTAAATCTTCTGTCAAATTAACCACCACAACGGCAGACGCCTCTCTTGGTGCTACGCAGCGGGTAATTTTCAGGCAATTAATTGAGGGGCAGAATGTTTATGACCTTGCGTGGGGGACTGCTTCAGCGGCAACAGTAACAATATCTTTTTGGGTTCGTAGTTCTTTGACGGGAACGCATGGCGGGGCGGTTACAAACGGCGCTCAAGATAGATCGTACCCATTTAACTATTCAATTTCTGTTGCAGATACTTGGGAACAGAAATCTATCACAATTGCTGGCGACACATCTGGCACATGGTTAACTACAAATGGCATAGGTATTCGCTTAATATTTGGTATGGGTGTTGGCTCCACATATAGCGGAACCGCTGGGGCTTGGGCGGGAACACGATACGAGTCAGCAACAGGCGCAGTCTCAGTCATTGGCACTCTCAACGCTACTTGGTATGTCACAGGCGTACAGCTAGAAAAAGGCTCAACAGCAACTAGCTTTGATTACAGACCAATAACAACAGAATTTCAATTGTGCTCAAGATACTTTCAAATTTATGGCGGTCAGGGTGGCTCGCCTAATTTTCAAAGCTATGGCAGTGGTGATATGAATACTGTTTACCCACTTCCAGTAGAAATGCGAGTTACTCCGACAGGAACAACAAGTGGAACATGGGCAAAATCAAATTGCGGAGACCCTACTATGGTTCATGCTGGAACAACGGCAATCACAGTTAGGGTTGCCGTTACTATTCTTGGAAAATTTGAAGTGTACCCAAGCGGTGGATCAGGCAAAATTACTTTATCTTCGGAGTTGTAAATGTACAAACTATATAAAAGTGGAAACTGGGAATGTGTGCAACGACTGTCGGACAATGCAATGATTCCATTTGCACCCGACAACACCGACTACCAAGAGTACTTGAAGTGGCTGGCAGAGGGCAACACGCCAGAGGCCGCAGAATGAACCAGATTGACGCCACAGACGCCAAGCTAGCAACGCATGAGGAAATCTGCGCCTTGAGATACGAAGCCATCCAAAAAGGCTTTGAATCAGGCAGCAAGCGCATGAGCCGCATCGAGTACATCCTCTACGCACTGATTGCTGTCACGCTGCTGGGGCCAGGATTCGCTGCTCAACTTATCCAGAAGATTTTGCTCTGATCATGGATGCCCTGCCGCCACCACCACCAGCAGTACAAGCACCAAAACCTGCGTTTGAGTGCGTGCGGTGGAGCTGGTCATCTGACCGGCTGCTGGTCTGGTGTCTGAAGTGGCGGGAAAAGAAATTGTGATCGATCCCGTAAGCGCCCTCGCTGGCATCACTTCAGCTATTTCGCTAGTCAAGAAGGCAGCGAAAGTCGCCAACGACCTCGGAAGCATAGCTCCGATGGTTGCAAATCTGTTTGATGCCGCCAGCGTAGCTAGAAAATCGATGCTTGAGGCCAAGCGATCTAAAAAGGGATCGAATATGGGGGTTGCCCTCCAAATCGAGGTTGCACTGGATGAAGCGAAAAGGTTTGAAGAAGAGCTAAAACTGATTTTCCAAGCTAGTGGCCGTGCAGACGTGTGGAGCCGTATCAAGGCTAGGCAAGCAGAGATGGACAGGGATGATGCCAAAGAAATTAGCGCACTAAAAGCTGAAGAAAAGAAAGCCAAACAAAAAGCAGAGGAGATGACTGAGATTGCTTTTGCTATAGGCTTTATTTTCTTTGTAGTGTTCTTTGCAATTTTTGGAGTAAGCGAACTCATAGACTTTTGCCAAAAAACAGGAAGGTGCGGTTGATGTGTTCGGTCTGCTCAAGTGGTTTGATGTTGGCGATGACTGGCGACTTGGGGTTGATCGTTTTATCAAGTGCTGCGCTGGTGCTCTTGCAATTGATTGGTTCTTAGACCTGCTCTACATCTTGCCTGTCAATGACTCCAAAAGAATCGTAGATTTCATTATTTCTAAAACCCCTCTGTAGGAAATTCAAATATGGGTTGGCTGATCTTTCAGGTGATGCATGCGGGGGGCAAGTTCTGATGGCAGATGAACGCCTTGCCTTGGTGGACAAAATATTTGCCTTTTGTACATCGCCGTTCCGGCTGTTCGCATTGGTGCTGATGGCAGTCCTGACCTTTGCAGGGTATTTTGTATATACAAACCAAGAGCTTCTGATTGGCGCCTACAAGGAGTCAAAAAAGATTCCAACGATTGCAGAGGATAGAGTTGAGGATGCAGCAGCGCATCTGTTTAAACAGACGGGCGCTGTTGTGGTCGCGGTGTTCAAAGTAAATAGCATGTTTGGCACTCGCATCCTTCACAGGGCGTACACCAGAGAGGGTCGGGAGAAGGCTATGGATGGACTTGACGTGGGGCTGTTTACGGCCAACCAATCCAACAACCTGGACGTGGTGAAACTCCTTTCAAACGAAATCCCGTGCGGCGAATACACCAGCGCACAATCAGAGATGGGGATTTGGTATATTGAGAAGGGCGTGGGGTATACCTGCCGTATTTCGGTCCCCCCAGAACCGGGCAGGTTCGTTGGACAAATCACAGTCGGGTGGGCATCACCTCCAGATAATGCAGAAAAGACGAGAGCAATGTTGCAGATAGCCGCCGGAATGCTGGCAAGGAGCAGACAATGAATCCAGAGCTACAAAAATACTATGAAGACAGGTTTGACCTGTTCTCCCGCCAAGGCTGGGCTGATCTGATGGAGGATGTTGACAACATGCTCATCCCGTTAAACAATGTGTCTACCATTGCGGACGAAAAAAGTCTACAATTCCGCAAAGGCGAGATTTCTATTCTTATTTGGCTAAAAACGCTTAAAAGCGTCAGCGAACAAGCATACGAGGACTTGAATGAAAAGAATGTATGAATTTGTCTGCGATTGCGGACAACGCACAGAGGCACTGACCGATTATGAGACGATCAGTGTGCTGTGTAGATGCGGGGGGTTCGCCTCTCGTGTCATAAGCGCCCCGTCGTTTAACTTAGAAGGGTGGTCTGGGACGTTTCCATCATCGCATGGAAGGTTCGAGAGAAAGCACCGTGAAAGGTTAAGCGCAGAGCGTAAAGCCAACTCATAAGCGCAAGCCGAGTTGAATTATCCTAGAACCTTTTTGGCAGGAAAAAATATGTTGATTGATGAAGAACAAGAGCCGCTAGGTGAACTCGAAATCGAGGAAAAGAAATCTACTGAACTTCCTGACAAGTACAGGGCTAAAAGTTTGGAAGAAGTTGTACGGATGCACCAAGAGGCTGAAAAGCTAATTGGCAAGCAAGCCCAAGAGGTGGGCGAAGTCCGTAAACTCGCTGACGAATTACTCAAGCAAAACCTCAGTTCTAAGCAACAACAAGTAGAGGTTGAACCGGAAGTTGACTTTTTTGAGAACCCTCAAAAAGCAGTTCAAACGACGATTGATAAACATCCAGATGTTCTCGCAGCCCGACAAGCGGGTCAAGATTTCAAAAAGATGCAGATTCAGCAGAGGCTAACGCAAGAGCATCCTGACTACTCTCAAGTGGTCAACGATACTGGGTTTCAGGAGTGGGTGAAGTCTTCGCCTATTCGTTTGGGACTTTATGCAAGAGCAGATGGTGATTTTGATTTCGATTCGGCCAATGAATTGTTGTCCACTTACAAAGAATTGCGTGGCATCAAGGTTAAGGAATCGGGGCAAGCAGAAACTGCTGCTCGAGCGAAGACCATGAAAGCAGCACAAGTTGATGTTGGTGGCTCTGGCGAGAGTTCAAAACGGGTCTACAGACGGGCTGACCTTATTCGTCTCAAAATGACTGACCCTTCGCGTTATGAAGCACTCAGTGATGAAATACTCACAGCTTACGCCGAGGGTCGCGTTCGATAATTTAACTGGAGAATTAACATGGCATATCCTACCCCAGCGGTAACAGTAACTACCGCAGCAACGTTCATCCCCGAAATTTGGAGTGATGAAATCATCGCCGCCTACAAGAAAAATCTTGTTCTGGCAAACATCGTAATGAAGATGAATTTCAAAGGTAAGAAGGGCGATGTGGTTCACATCCCTGCACCTACCCGTGGTTCAGCTTCTGCAAAAGCAGCATCTACTGCCGTTACTCTGATTGCCGATACTGAGACAGAAATTCAAGTGTCCATTAACAAGCACTTTGAATATTCACGTTTCATTGAGGACATCGTTGAAGCACAAGCCCTAAACAGCTTGCGCCAGTTCTACACTGCTGACGCTGGCTATGCGCTTGCCAAGCAAGTAGACACTAGCTTGATCCAATTGGGTCGTGCATTCAATGGTGCTACTGTCGGTACTAACGACTACGCAACCAGCAATACAACCACCAAAGCCTTCATTGGCGGCGATGGTACAACTGCTTACAACAGCACAACTTCAAATGCTTCCGCTTTGACAGATGCCGCTATTCGCAGAACCATTCAGCGTTTGGATGACAACGACACTCCTATGGATGGTCGTTTCTTTATCATTCCTCCTTCAAGCCGCAATACGTTGATGGGTCTTTCCCGTTACACAGAACAGGCTTTTGTGGGCAATGGCAATGCAATCCGTACTGGTGAAATCGGTAATCTGTACGGCATCCCTGTTTTCACATCTAGCAATGCTGATACTGGTGCTGGTAACAGTGCAACAGATCGTATCTGCCTGATGGGTCACAAGGACGCAATGGTTCTGGTGGAGCAAATTGGTATCCGTTCGCAAACTCAGTACAAGCAAGACTACCTTGCCACTTTGTTTACATCGGACACCCTGTACGGCGTTGCCGCACTTCGTGCAGCCGCTACTACTGGTGCAGCTCTGTCTTCTAGCGCTTTTGCGTTGGCAGTGCCAGCCTAACCCCACGCCCCCAGAAATGGGGGCATTATTTTTAAGGAGTTAGAAAATGGCAGCAGCAACAGCAGTTACCTCACGCAGAGGCAATGACCAGTTCCGTGGTCTATTTACAGACACTTGGGACGTTTCCTGTACTCTGAATAGCGCATCAGTAGCTACCGTATCTACCGCTACAGACACAGTAACTGTCCCAGGCGTTGCTTTGGGCGATATGGTTATCGGTATGGCAATTGGCGTTTCTGAAGCAGGTTTGGTTCGTAGAGCCTATGTTTCAGCCGCCAACACAGTGACTATCGTGACCTACAACCCAACGGCAGATGCTGTGGACTTGGCATCGACTACCCTGTCACTTATTGTGGCTCGGGCGTTGTAATTAACAGGGGGCTTCGGCCCCCTTTTTAGGATAATCATGGCAACTTTTCGCTGTTTGCAATCAGGAACTACTGTGACTTTTACCCAGCAAGTGGACATCGACTCGATGCGTGGGCATCAAGGCTATGTGCGTCTGGAGGAGCAAGTTGAGCCTGAGATCAAACCGCTGTCAGTGCCAGTCAAGAAGATGGGTCGGCCTCGTAAATCAACTGTTGAAGGATAAATCATGTACGGTAAAAAAATGTCCGATAAAAAAGCAATGCCCATGACTATTGTTGTGGCCGTTGGCAAGCCAAAAGCCATGCCCAAGCGTGGTCAACGCACTGCCACTAACATGGCAACTAAAGCTAAACGAGGCAAGTAATGTCTATTTTTCAACTTGATCCTAACAATGTGGCGCTTGGCGTCCCTAGTTTGGGGACGACTCAGGTGTTTACGGTTAGCAATTCCAGCGTTCAATCGACTGCCTTTGGCGCGTCCACGACGATGGTTCGGCTGTCTTGCTCATCGGGTCATTGCCATTTCCAAATTGGCACAAATCCAACGGCCAGCGTTACGACATCACCCATGATGCCGAATAACTTTTCTGAGATTATTCGGGTCAGTCCAGGCCAAAAGATTGCTGTTATCAAAGACGCAACCGTAACTTCATCAACATTTTCTGTGACGGAGTTGATATGAAAACTCCCGCCCAGAAAAAGATCAGCAAGGTGATGAAAGAGTTTGGTGCGGGTAAGTTGACTACCAACAAAAAGGTGGTCAAAGACCCAAAGCAAGCTATGGCAATTGCGCTGTCACAAGCAAAGGTAAAGAAAAAATGAAAACTGGACTTTACGCAAATATTAATGCTAAACAGGCTCGTATCAAAGCTGGCTCTGGCGAAAAGATGAACAAGGTCGGCTCTAAGGCCGCTCCTACCGCTGCCGACTTTAAGAAAGCGGCTAAGACAGCGAAAAAGAAATGAGCAAAGCTGCCACACACTATTTGCCTGACGGCAAAGTCTACAAAGGGCCGATTCACAAAGAAGGCGGCGTTTTGATGACGGGTGTAAAGCACACTGCAAAAAGCCGCAACCTTACGCACACACCACCTAAGAAGGCAAAGAAATGAAAACGCCAGCTTGGCAGCGAAAAGAAGGCCAAGCCAAGGCTGGGGGCTTGAACGCAAAGGGTCGTTCATCCTATAATGCAGCAACTGGCGGCGATCTCAAACCTCCAGTGAAGTCGGGAGACAACCCTCGTAGGGCATCCTTTTTAGCACGAATGGGCAATATGCCTGGCGCTGAGATGAAAGATGGAAAGCCTACCCGACTTTTACTTTCTCTTAAAGCATGGGGCGCAACGTCCAAAGAAGACGCAAAGGCGAAAGCCAAAGCTATCTCTAAGAGGAACAAATGAGGCCATCATCCGTTGGAGTTAGCCCTGCTGCGGCGGTATTGACCACTGTCTACACAGTGCCGACGGGTTATTACGCCAAATTTACTGTGATGTACATCCATAACACTGGTGGATCGACAAAGCACATCACTGTTGCTTGGTATGACGCAAGCGCCGCTGTTTCTTACGATATTCTTACCGCGCTCAACTTTACTTCAAAGGAATACCTTCAGTTTGATGGCGCTGCCTACATTGTTCTAGAAGAAGGCGACAAGATTCAAATCACAACTGAAACGGGAAGCACCTTCAGTTTTATAGCAACCTTTGAGGTTGAAGGAGCGCAAAGAATATGACCTACCTACAACTGATAAACAACGTGCTGATTCGTTTGCGTGAGACACAAGTCTCCACCAACAATGAGACAACTTATTCAACCCTAATCGGCTTGTTTGTCAACGATGCCAAGCGCCAGATCGAGGACGCTTTTAGCTGGAATGTGCTGGGTCAGACAGTCACCATCACCACGGTGGCCGCGACTTACATCTATTCGATGACGGGTGCTGGACAGAAATTCCAAGTGCAAGATGCGATCAACACCACATCAAACATCGGTCTGCAAAACATCAGTTTTGTTGAGATGAATCGCTATCAAAACCTTGTTCCAACAACAAACGGCATCCCTCAATATTACGCATTTGATGGCGTAGACGGCAATGGCGACACTAAGGTGGTGCTGTACCCTCGACCTGATGGGGTCTTCAACATCCCGTTTAGCCTGACAGTACCCCAAGCTACATTGTCTGCGGACGGCACATCTGTGCTTGTTCCTGACTCTCTAGTGGTGCAAAACGCCTACGCACGGGCGCTGGTAGAGCGCGGCGAGGATGGCGGTCTAAGTTCATCTGAGGCTTACCAGCTTTATCGTGCCATGCTGTCTGACCAGATTGCGCTGGAAGGCACTCGCTATCCAGAAAACCAAGAGTTTTTAGCGGTATGAGCCAAGCCCTCCAGACTGCCAGCATTTCAGCGCCAGGATTCTTTGGCCTGAATACGCAAGACTCGCCGTTGGACTTGGCGGCTGGCTTTGCCTTGGTCGCCACCAATTGCGTGATTGACCAGTTTGGGCGTATTGGCTCACGCAAGGGCTGGGCGCGGGTCAACGCATCTGCTGGTGCTTTGGGTGCTAATGCTCCTGCTGTGATCCACGAACTGGTGCAGACTGACGGGACTCTAACAATCCTCTTTGCTGGCAACAACAAGCTGTTTAAGCTAGACAGCAGCAACGCTGTGGTGGAATTGACCTACGGCGGCGGCGGCACAGCACCTACGATTACGGCCAACAACTGGGCTTGCGCCTCACTGAACGGCATTACCTACTTCTTTCAGACGGGCCACGATCCGCTAATCTTTGACCCTGCGGTCAGCACCACGACCTTCAGGCGCGTTAGTGAGAAGACTGGCTACGCTGGTACTGTGCCTTCAGGCAACATCGCCATCAGCGCCTATGGCCGCTTGTGGGTGGCAGATACAGCAACCGACAACACCACGGTCTTTTTCTCTGACTTGCTTTCCGGCCATGTCTGGACGGGCGGCACAGCGGGTTCGTTGAATGTCAACCTAGTTTGGCCTAATGGCGCGGACAACATCACCGGCCTAGCAGCGCACAACAACTTCCTAATCATCTTTGGTCAGCGACAGATTCTCGTCTATTCGGGCGCGACTACACCCGCAACCATCACACTGGCAGACACCGTAGCGGGTATCGGTTGCATCGCCAGAGATTCGATTCAAGGCACTGGCAAAGATGTCTTATTTTTGTCCAATTCCGGCGTGAGATCATTTGCGCGGACTGTAATTGAAAAGTCTGTGCCGATTGGCGATCTGAGCAAGAACGTGCGTAGTGACTTTATGAACATCGTCGCTGGTGAGACACTGGCAAACATCAAGTCTGTCTACTCTGAAACAGAGGCGTTCTACTTGATAACCCTGCCGTTTGTCAAAGAAGTGTTTTGTTTTGATACCCGTGGACAGTTGCAAGATGGATCGTTCAGAGTCACGACATGGGACTCAATCGAGCCTTCAGCATTGCTCTCAAGGCGCAATGGTGATCTGTTGTTGGGCAAGACAAGTTATATCGCCAAGTACACTGGCGCACAAGATGACACTTCGGCATATCGGCTGCTTTATTACACCAACCACGCTGACTTAGGCGATGCCAATGTCACCTCGCTGCTCAAGCGGCTAAAAGTGGTTGTAATCGGAGGCACAAACCAATTTGTCACGATGAAGTGGGGCTTTGACTTCAGCACCAACTATCTTGCAACTAACGCGCAAATACCAACACAATCGGTTTCTGAGTACGGAATTGCTGAGTACGGCGCAAATGCCACAGTGGTGGCCCAATACGCCAACGGTGTTGCTTTGCAGACTTTAAGCGTGTCTGCCTCTGGTAGCGGTAAAATCGTGCAAACAGGTTATGAATCAAACATCAATGGTTCGGCGCTGTCTATTCAGCGGATTGAAATCCAAAGCAAAAACGGGAAAACAGTATGAGTAATTACACACAATCCACGAATTTCGCTACGAAAGATGCGCTGACTTCTGGCGATCCGCTAAAGATCGTCAAAGGCACGGAGATCAACACCGAGTTTGTCAACATTTCGGTGGCTATTGCAACCAAGGCTGACTTGGCTAGCCCGACTTTTACCGGAACGCCAGCAGCGCCTACTGCCACTTTGGGGACTAGCACTACTCAGCTTTCAACCACTGCATTTGTGCAAGCAGCACTTGCAACCTTGCATCCTGTTGGCTCAATCTACATTAACGCTACAAATAGCACAAATCCTGGCACTCTGTTGGGCTTTGGCACTTGGACGGCCTTCGGCGCTGGCCGAGTTATGGTTGGCTTTGATTCTGGCAACGCTTTGTTTGATGCGGCTGAAGAAACTGGCGGTGCTGCGGATGCGACATTGCCAACGCACACACACACCGCCACCGTAACTGATCCTGGACACGCGCATGGGACTGAAACTGTTATTAATGTAGCCCTTGCTGGTGCTGGCTCAACGACTGTGCTGACTACAAATGGCACGGGTGGGACGCAAAATGTGGATTCTGCATTTACAGGTATCACAGTAGCAAACGCATCCGCTGGCACAAGCGGTACTAACGCCAACTATCAGCCGTACATTACAGTTTATCTTTGGAAAAGAACTGCATGATCACGCACCACTTCAGCGATGGTTTGTATGCCAAAGAAACCGCATTTGCGGCTGGCACAGCCATCCTGAAGCATACGCATGACTTTAGCCACTTGTCGATTCTTGCCAAGGGCAAGGTTGCGGTTTTGCGAGGCACAGAGATTGACATTGTTGATGCCCCAGCTTGCATTGAAATTAAGGCTGGAATGACGCACGGCGTCAAGGCCATCACTGATTGCGTTTGGTTTTGTATTCACGCCACTGACGAGAAAGACCCGTCTAAAGTGGACGAAATTTTGATTAAAGGGGAATAATATGCCTATGGCTGCCGCTGCAATTATGGGGGGTTCATCGCTACTTGGCGGTTTGCTAGGCGGCAGGTCTGCTGAACGCGCAGCCCGTACCCGCGCCGACGCAGAAATGAGAGCCGCGCAACTTGCGGCTGAAGAAGCTCGTTTTAGGCCCGTAGGAATTACAACCCGCTTCGGTCAGTCGCAGTTTCAGACTGGGCCTGATGGTCGTGTTTCTGGTGCTAGCTACACACTAGACCCCGCCCTTCGTGCCTATCAAGACAGGTTCATGGGCTTGGCTGGTGGCGGTCTGTCTCAAGCTGAGATGGCGCAAGAACAGTTTGCTCCTTTAGGTAGCGCGGCTCAAGGCTTGTTTAATCTTGGGGGTCAGTATATTGCAGAGTCGCCAGAGCAAGCTGCACAGAAGTACATGCTTAGTAAACAGAATCTGTTAGCACCAAGTCGTGAACGTCAATATGGTCAGTTGCAGACCAACTTATTTAATACTGGGCGCACTGGATTGGCTGTTGGTGGCACTGGATTGCGGCCTGGTGGCGGTGAGGGGCTAAGAGCCGCTAACCCTGACGTGGAAGCCTACTACAACGCCATTGCTCAACAAGACGCACAACTAGCCTCTGAAGCCATGGAGGCTGGTCAACGACAAAGTTTGTTTGGCGCAGATTTGTACCGTCTTGGCGGGAATTTAGGAACTCAAAATTATGGTTTACAAGCTGCGGCTCTTGGCCCATACGAGGCTTATCTGGCGCAGATGAAGCAACTTGAGGCTTTGGGCCAACAACCGCTTGATCTGGGCATCAACATTGGTGCTAAGGGGCAGAGTACAGCGGGGGCTAATGCGCTGCTGCAAGGCGGCATGGCTGCGGCGCAAACAAGAGGCGCTGCCGATGCCTACAATCCATTTGCTACTGCGCTGACTCAGGCAAGTCAGAATCCAGCATTCCAGCGAGGTATTGGTAATTTGTTTGGCGGCGGTGGGCGAGCAGCTTTTTCACAAACTGGCCTTGGTAGCTCTGGTTTTGGCACAGGTTTAGCTTACGGAAATCAAGACATTGGCGCATTCATCTAAGGACTAAATCATGGCAACCGACATCGTTCAATCCTTATTTGGCGTTACGCCACAGGCTTATCAGCAAGCCCAGCAAGACCGCATGGACGCGCAAGCGTTGCAATACGCTAGACTTGATCCATTCCAGCAAGCTAACTACGCCATTGGTCGTGGTGCTTCTGGCTTGGCTGGTGCTATTGGTGGCGCTCTGGGTGGTCAAGACCCTGAGTTGCAGCGCATCACAATGCGCCAGCAGATAGCGGGTCAAATCAACCCAAACGACCCCGCGTCCATTGAAAAAGGTATTGTTGCACTGCAACAAGGAGGCGATGCTGAAGGTGCTTTTATGTTGT